AGCTGCCCGGCTTGGATTGATTCACTCAGGGCCAGGACAATCAACCTCAACGCGCAGACGCAGCGATGTTCAAGACACTAACTAAGGCATCACCGGCGGATTACGCGCGAGAGATTGCAGCCGATCTTGGCATGTGCTTTGAGGAACTCATCACCGATGCGTTACATTCTGGCTACATCTACAGCAACAGTGAGTCGTTCATCATCGCTCACGAAGTTTGCCGAGAGTTTGGTGATTCCAGATACGACCGAGCTTACTTTGTAACGCTAGCAGTGGGCAATCTGACCGAGCTGATGAGACTCGACCCGAATCCGACTGACCGCAAATGGCTAGGTTTCTGCCGAGAAAACGAAGGTCGCATCCATTGGCTCGACTATCAGCGCCTCAGAATTAGGGCAGGCTTGTAATTTTGCCTTGCGCTTTCTCACTTTTGATATGATTATCAATTATGAGAAACCACAAAGGAGGCATCCATGGGCGGCAAGGCTAAGGCTCCACCACCACCACCACCGATGGCTGCGCCTGTGCGTGCTGATTCTGCGCAGGGTGAGCAGGCATACTCCGCTGCCAGCAATCGCATGGGTCTGCGTAAAACAATTGATCCAGTCAATCCGCTTGCACCCAAGACTGCACTAGGCGCAGCAGGCCCTCTCGGAGGTGGCGACGTGCAAGGTGGCGTGATGGTCAATACCGTCAATCCAAAGCAATATGGCGTAGGTGGTAAAGGCGGCGGCGGTAATAATTATAAATCAATTCTGGGCGGCGCAGCATTTGGATTTTAACCTATGAGCCAACACATTGAGGGCAGCGACCGCACGGCAGGATGGCTCAAGCGTTACAATGCGCTAAGAGACTCGCGTGCAATCTGGGACACCGCCTGGCAGGAGATTGCAGAGCATATTTTTACGCGAAAGGCTGGGATCACTCAAAAAGATTACACGCCTGCGAATCAGCGTGATGCGCGTTTATACGACATTACCGGCATGGATGCCATCGAGCGTGCGGTTGCTGGCTACATGAGCTGGACGACCGACAAAACGCAGCCGTGGATGGAGTTCACGCCGATCCTTGCGTTTAGGAACAACGATGCCGTCAAGAACTGGCTTCGTGAGTGCTCGATGCTCGCGTCGGAATACATCGCTAACTCCAATTTCTACGCTGAACGGCATGAGTCGCTCTTTGATCTTTGGGGCTTCGGGACATCTTGCTTGTTCTCGCAGGTAACGCCAGACAATCAGACACGCTTCGAGAAGATCAAGATTGGCAGCTACGTCTTCGATACCGATCACAACGGTGCGGCGAACTGCGTCATGCGTGAGTTTGAGATGACTGCGCGACAGGCAGAAGGCAAGTTTGGCCGCGATGAATTGCCTGTTGCAGTCAGGGAAGCGTTCGACAACGGCTCGGAAAAGAAGTTTACCTTTATCCACATCGTCGAGCCTCGGCCTGTAAAAGAGCGCGGAAACGACATGGGAATGGCGGCAGGCAAGAAAAAGGCGTTCGTCTCTGCATACGTCGAAAAGGATAGTCAGAAGATCGTTCAGGAAAGCGGTTTCGATTCGTTCCCTTTCCATGTCGGCCGCTTTTTGAAGTGGGATGCGCTGGATGTCGGTGACATGTGGGGCTACGGGCCAGGGTTCTCGATCCTGCCAGAGAGTCGTCAGCTTAACTTCATGCAGAAGATGATGGATGTTTACGCCGAGAAGACGGTGTTTCCTCCGATGATGGTGCCAGATACGTTTGAAGGCACGCTCAAGACATCTGCACGCGCCATGAACTACTATGGCGCAGGCTTGAACGCTGATTCCATCTATCCTCTCAACGTGAGCGGTGATTGGTCAATGGCAATGGAGCGAGTCAAAATGCGTCAGGACATGATTCGCCGTCGCTGCCATCTAGACATGTTTCAGATGTTCTCGATGAACGCTGCGAACAACCGCGAGATGACGGCATTTGAGGCCAATCAGCTCGCCGGTGAGAAGCTGGATGCCATCAGCCCTGCGTTTGATCGCGATACCACCGACACAATCCAGCCGATGATGATTCGCCTGTTTGAGTCATGGGCCGAGAATGGAATGCTACCTACTCCACCTCCCGAGTCCGTGCAGCAGATCGGGCCAAATCTCATCCAAGTGCCTAATCCAGTCATCACGACGACAAATCGGCTGGCGCTTGCTCTGCGTGGCATGTCGCTTCGTGCTGATGATACGATGGTGCAGAAGATCGCGTCACTTGCTCAAGTGTTCCCTGAGATTGTCGATGAGGTCAACCCGTCATGGTTCATCCGCGAGAGTTCAAGGCTCGCCGGTGTCGATCCTTCCTTCCTTCGCCCACAAGAAGAGGTCGATGCAATCCGCCAAGGCCGTGCTCAAGCGATGCAGGCGCAGCAACAGATGGCGATGATGCAGCAGGCGGCTGGCGCCGTGAAGGACATTGGCGGCGTGGATAAAGCCAAGGAAGTTGCCCAGGCGATGATGTAGATTTCAAATGGAAACAACCATAACACAACTGTTGGCTCCACTGCGGGAAGATGAAAAGCCGTCGCTCACCGGCGCGGTTCTTCGACTGTTTCATAACGAGGACTTTCAACTCGTCTTTAGGTGGATGAATCAAACGTGCGGCGGCGTGTTCGCTACCGTCTTCACGCAGTCCAGCGGCGCTGATGCAATCAAAGCAGGTCTAGCAGACGGCAGCAAGGCGCATGTCAGGTGGCTGCTCGACACATACCTTTCTCGTTACGATGAGAAACCAGAAAAACCAACAGAACAACTATAACAACATGATCAACATCACAGAAAATAACGAGGTGATGCGCGATGACGAAATCATCGGACGCATTGTCGATGACACCATCCGCGCATCTGACAAAATCAGCGGGCGCATCTTGGGACAAATCCGAGACATCGCGGCAAATCCTAACCTGAAAGTAATCATCACTGAGCCGGTGCATGAGGAACTAACCGAGGAACCAACCGACAAGGAATCCTTGCCAGTTCAAGCGCCTACTCCTTCGCGCTGGGGCATCAGCGGATTCGGTAACTACTACGAGAATCCGCAGCAATTCCAGATGCGGTTCGTGAATACCTACGGGCCAAGTGAGTTCAACGAGTGGAAAGAAATCAACGTCAAATAAACATCATGGACACCACAACAACGACCACCGAAACGACTGCGCTCGATACGCAGCTTACACCAACGCCGGTAACTCCCGATATTCAGCCATCGGCAATCACTCGGCCTGATTACATTCCAGCTAAGTTCTGGGATGAGGCTAAGGGCGAGCCGAAGGTTGACCAACTCGGCGCATCTTATCAGTCGCTTGAAAAGGCATTCTCGGAAAAGCGCGAGATCAAGAAGCCAGGCGAGAAAGCAACGCCTGAACAGATCGCTGCTTACAGATCAGAGGTGCGGAAGATCACCGGCGCTCCTGAGAAGCCAGAGGATTATGGACTAAAAGCTCCCGACAACCTGCCAGAAGGCGTAATCTGGAACTCAGACACTGCCAACAAAGCGGCAACAATTGCGGCAGAGTATGGCATCCCACCTGAAGCGCTGCACAAGCTGATTGACCTTAACAACGAGAACATGGGCGGCATCATTGCCAAGTCCGCAGAGATGGAAGCGCAGCAGGTTCAAGGCGTAATTGACGGCATGAATACCGAATGGGGCGCATATGCTCCGAACAACTGGCAGCGTGCAGCCCGTGGCGCTCTGGCAGTCGGCATCGACATCAAAAGCAGCAAGCTGGCATCCGATCCTGAGTTTATCCGCGCATCACTGGCAATTGATAAGTTCCTGCGTGAAGATTCAGGTCTTATCAGCGGCGACAATGCTTCGGCTACCTATCAAGAGCAGGCCGACCGCATCCGCAAGGGCGACGATTATCAAGGAAAGAATGGCGTGGAGAAACAATCCGCTGCACTGTCGCAGATACAGCGGTTGTTTTCTGCCGCTACTTCCTAGAATTTGAGGTGCCGCGTTGTGTCGGCGTTTTCACGCTAGCTCTAGCGTCCTCAGCATGAGCAAGGGTCAGGTCTTAATCGGCCTGGCCCTTTTCATTGGCAAGCATCTCAAAAATGAGAAAAGTTCTTGCTTTGATTCTCATTTGTGAGAATATCAGTCATCAGACCCAGCGATGGACAATCTGGTGGCCGGTCTACGAGGTCTTCACTGAAGGCAACCAAGGAGCACTGGGAGCAACGACTTCCGACACTGTTCATCCCGAACAGTTCAACTCACCTCATTTTACCACATCTATATCATGGCTACCATCGACACATTCTATCCAACAGAGTTTGAACGCTCTTTCACCCAGGCTCTCCAGCAGATGGATTCCCGCCTGCTCAATTCCGTTACTCGCGCCGATTTCACCGGCAAAAAGAAATGGTTTAACCTTATCAACGACTCCGAAGCGCAGGATGTTCTTGTCCGCAAGGGCGACACTCCTGATGGCGAATTCGACGGATCTAAATACTGGCTCACCCAGCGTCCGAAAGAAAAAGTTACCGTGTTTGACGAGTTCGACAAGCATTTCCTCGGCAGCATCGTTCTCCCAACGAGCGATGAAGTCCAGTCTCACGCGATGGCATTCAACCGCGCAATTGATGACGTGATCATCAGCGCCTTTGACGCTACTCGCTACATCGGCGAAGACGGCACAACCTCGGATGCGTTCGACACTAACTACTCTCTCGCCTCGACCTACGTTGAGAACGGCACGAGCGCAGCTAGCGGTCTGACCATCGGCAAACTTCGTCGGGCTAAATACCTGATGGACTTGGCTGAAGTGCCAAACGCTGACCGTATGCTTGTTTGCGGTGCTCAACAGGTGCAAGACCTTCTCCGCACTACGGAAGTCACCAGCGAAGACTACAGCAGCGTTAAGGCTCTTGTGTCTGGTCAGGTTGATACCTTCCTCGGCTTCAAGTTTTTGTCTTCACAGCGCCTTGCACGCAATACCAGCACCGACATCCGCTCCGTGTTTGCCTTCCACAAGAGCGCAATCAAGTTTGCCATGTCGGATCGCAAGGTGCAGATGGACATTCTGCCTACCCGCCGCCACGCCCTCCAGATCCGCTCGACCATGATGCTCGGTGCTGTCCGCACTGAGAATGAAAAGGTTGTTCGTATCTATTGCGACGAGTCCCCATAACCACTAAGCTAAAAGGGGCGGTGTAAAAGCCGCCTTTTTCTAAACCTACCACTATGGCCGAACGCATCACCTACCAAGTCAGCATTAAGCCTGGCCGCAATACAATGGAAACCGCCACTCTTGAAGGCGCGACAGATGATGATCTTGTGATTAGCGACACTAATGTCGTTGCACTGCGTCGTTTTGTTCGTCAGCTCGCCAATGGCGTTACCGTGACTGATGTTGTTACTGCAATCAATGCAGCGGCAATTTCAGCTTATCCAATCCCGACAATCTAACTACCCGCTAAAGTTCAACACTCAATAAAATACCATTATGGCCGCACTCGTAAACACCACTCTATTCACCAATCAAGCCACTGCGCTTCTTGATGGCTCCGAACGCCCAACCCGTTCGCCAGCATCTCTCACTGGAGGCACTTTGAAAGCGCTTCTTGCGACATACATCACCACTGGCGCGGAAGCTACCAGCGACACGTTCAGCCTCTGCTACCTTCCCAAAGGTGCGGTTTTGGCTCGTGGCGATAGCTACGTTTCATGCGTTGATCCTGGCACCACGCTGACGCTCGACATCGGCACATCCGCCAATGCTGACGTTTACGCAGACGGCATCGTCCTTTCTGCTGGTAGCACCGTGACATTCGGATCGACTGTTGCTGGCACTGCCGGTGATTTGGCCTTCGCCGCTACCACCGACAATACCCAGGTTATTGTCACGCTGGCATCTGCTAGCACTGTCACTGCAAGCACCGTGCTTTACTTCACGGTTGCTTACTGGGACTTCAATTGATCCTAAACTAACCAAAGAGCGGAGCGGTGCGGTTGCATTGCTCCGCTTTTTGTGTATCATCCCACTACTATGGCAGCAACAGCAACCGAGATCGCAAACCTTGCAATCGCTCACCTTGGTGGACGTGCATTGACAGCACTAAAAACTGATAGCACGCAGCAAGCTGCGAGCATTCGTAAGTGGTGGAATCCTGAAGAAACTGTGCCTGTTTATACCGCGCTCGATGAGACGTTACGAGCGCACCCGTGGAACTTTGCGACGGCTCGCAAGCGGCAGACTGTTACTTACCACACACTCACGGGAGGCACTGCCGTTACCAACTCAAGCGGCCTCATAAAGATCACGCACGCAGGGCACGGTTACGCTACAGGTGATCGTGTTTATGTGAAGGATGTGCAAGGCGTTACAGCCGCCAATGGTCAATGGTATGTAACGGTGATTAACTCCAGCAACTTCACGCTAGACGACTCTGTGTTTGCGGGCACTTACACAAGCGCAACGGGCAGCGTTGTCGGCATTCCTCAGTTTGCTTACGACTTCCAGCACACGCCGCCAACAGACTGCTTGCGTCCCATCTCAATCAACGCCGATGGTGGACAGAACGAGGATGACGGCTCTGATTTCCTGCTCGAAAAAGGAGTGATCCTCTGCGACGACGAGACGATCAATCTCAAATACATCCAGCGCATCACCGACATCACGAAATATCCAGCCGATTTCGTGACTGCGTTCAGCTATTTGCTCGCATCCTACATCGCGTCTGACACCGCAGGAAGTAGCGGCAGGGCAATTGAGCTGCATCAGTTCTTTACAAAGGCCGCAGCGCCACCGGCGAAGGCGCGAGATGCCAACGAAGGGAAGGGCAGGCGCATTACTCCGTTCGATGACTCTCAAGTCGTCCTCTCGCGCGGAGGCTATTCACTATGAGTTCACAATTTCAAACGATCAAGGCGGTCTTCAACGGTGGCGAGATGTCACCGATCATGGACGGTCGCACCGATTCAGAGAAGTATGCGACTGGTTGCAGGCTGCTTGAGAACTTTATGGTGCGGTCATACGGTGGCGCATTCAAACGTCCTGGCACTCGTTTTGGCGCAGCTAATGCCGATGTGACTGGATGCGTGCGGCTGATTCCGTTCCGTCGCTCGGTAAGCTCTGGCTTTGTTCTTGGATTCAAGACAAACTCTATTAAGGTCTGGTCGTATTCTGCTGGCGTTTTTACGCTAAAAGCAACGCTCACGACGACTTACACTGAGGCTGAGATTGCAGACCTGCACTTCGTCCAGCTCAACGACTTGATGTATCTCACGGTTGCAACAAAGCATCCCAAGATCATCACGCGCGTCACTGACACTAGCTGGACGTTTACCGATGTGCCTTTCCAGTTTGCGCCCGCGCTCGATCCGCCAGACAACGCGGTAACAATGCGTCTTTTGTATAATGCGGCTTACTGGGATGCTAGCACTGTTTATTCGCAGGGTAATCTTGTCACGATGCCATTTACTCAAGCTATTACAGGGGCCGCTATCGTGGGTGGCAAGATTCAAATCACGGCCAACGCTCACGGGTTAAGCAATGGCGACTTTGTTGATATCTTTGGAGTCGGTGGAGCGACTAACGCTAACGGCTATTTTTCAATTAGCTCAGTCGCAACCAATACATTTCAGCTAGACGGCACAAGCACGCTGCCTGCTACTTACACCGCAGGAACTGGCGTTTTTTATGTCCAGACTAACCTTGATCACCTCAAGACCTATGTTTACAACTCGGCCACTCCGTCAACGGCTGGCATTGTTCTAAACGCCTCATGGTCAGCGGCTGTTTTCTTGCCGCCGTGGAATGTTGGCACGGTTCAAGTTGCGGGCGACGTTGTGGAATACTTTGGCAGCAATTACGCTTGTGTCACAGGTCACACTGCATCGTCAGCTAATCGCCCAGGACTCGGCGCTCAGTGGGCATTGATTACCGTTACCAATTACCGTTTGCTTGCATCGTCTGCCACCTTTGATGCTACTGAGGCCGGTTCAACTTGGCAACTTTCACCAGGATCGACAAAGCGCGTCGTTACTGAGCCTATTCTTGCCGCCATTGGCACAACAACTAGCGCGGCTATCTTTATTCAAGGATCATATTTAGCGCGAACGAGTTGGAGTTCTACCGCTACGCCTTATGGTTGCACCTTTCAGCTTCAAGAGTCGCTTGATCGAATCAACTTCACCACAATTAAAGAATGGGTGACTGGCACAACGCAGCAGGAGGGAACTATCAGTTACACCGCCGACGCTCCAAACACCGGCGGATGGTATCGCTGGGTATGCATTAAGACCAACGTCACAGGATCAGGATCTGTAACGATTGAGCCTGCTTATGGTCGCTTAGAGATACCATTCTTGATTCAATCCGGCGATTCACCGTTGCAAGTTATGGGAAGTCCAAAGCTCGCCGTTGATTCACTAATTCCAAATGAAGTCATCGGCACAGCATTTCCGATCTGGCGCAAGGGCGCGTTCTCTGCTGTTCGCGGCTATCCTAAAACCGTTTCATTCCATGACTCACGCCTTTTCTTTGCGTCCACAGCGACAGAACCAACACGCATTTGGGGCAGTCAGACAGACGACTTTTACACGTTCTTGACCGGCACACTCGACACGTCGGGACTGGATGTAACGCTAGCAGCAACGCAGGCAAATGAGATTCAATGGATCTCCAGCTTCAAACGCACGCTCGTCGTTGGAACATCTGGCGAGGAATGGACGATGGACAGTGGAGATCAAGACTCGGCATTGACTCCATCCAGCGCACGTTTGCGTCGTTGGAGTCGCTACGGGTCGAGCAAGTTTCAACCTGTGCTTTCAGGCGATGGTTTGCTCTGGCTAACCCGTGACAACCGACTGCGTGAGTTTGCGTATGTCTTCGAGAAAGACGGCTATTCAGCGCCAGAAATGACACTGCTTGCGGAGCATGTCATCTGCCGGTCGAACGTCACTCAGATGTTCTATTCTCAGTCTCCAGACCCTATCGTGTGGCTGGTTCACGCTGATGGCACATGGAGCGGCTTCACTTATGACCGCGAGAACAACGTGACCGCATGGCATCGTCACCGTTCGCGGCTGGCGTGCAAATCAATGTGCAGTCTTTACTCGTCATCATCGGCGGCTGATTCATTGATATTCTTGATGAATTACAATGCCCTGTCATTGGAAAGCATCGACGGCGAAGAGATGCGAAACGCCCTGACCTCGGCAAATCTGGGCACGGATGCACGATGCATGGATTCTTGGATGTCTCACAGCTCGGTTACTGTTGGCGGAGGCAATACGACTTTCTCAAATCTTACTGCTGCCAATCCTCAGTTTGCCGCCGCTGCCGGTGCAAACGTGATTTACGGCGGCACATCATCGCAGTCGGACGGGTCGCCCTATACTGCTGCAATCACTGGCGGAAGCGGCACCGTGGTCTTTACGGGTTTGACTGCCAACCTTGCACAAACTCAATACATCGGCTTTCATTTCACCGCCTATTTGATTCCGAATCGCTTTGAGATTCAGCTTCGTGATGGCACCTCGCAGATGAGGAAGTGGCGCATTACCCGCGCATCATTCCGCATCTTCCGATCATATTACGGCAACGTGTGGCGCAAGATCACCGACGCTGACTTTACAAATTACACGCGCATCATTCAGGAGACTGATGAGTTCCCAATTGCGCCAGATGAGGCGGTGCAGGATTATTCCCACAACACAGGGCAGACGCTCTCACAAACGCTGAACTTTGACTGGGGCCAAGCCTGCGACATTGCTATTGTTTCGCGTCATGCTGTGCCATTTAACGTGCTTGGCATGATCCTTGATATTGAGGTCGATGGAACAAGTGGAGCTGGAATTTAGCATGAACATTCGCGCTTATACTTCCGACGATTTCCCGACTGTAGAAGCCTGGGCGAAAGCTCGCGACATGGTGCTGATTCCGCAGTTGCTCAGTCCGAACGGGTTTCTGGTTGAAGATGAGAAGGGGCCGCTAATGACGTGCTGGGTTTACCTCGTCTTTGACTGTCCATTTGTCTTCATTGACCATCTTATTAGTCGTCCAAACTCGTCGCTGAAAAACAGCAAAGCCGCGTGGGCGATGCTTTGGCGGACGGTTAAATCGTTCCTCTCAAATTTGAGAAATTGCAATGGCGAGCCAATAGAGTATAAGCTAGTGCGTAATTTCTGCCGACCTGAGTTTGCGCGTTTTGCTAAAAAAGATGGCTGGCATGTTGCCGATAGATTATCAATACAAGTCACTTATGCATTACCGTGAACACCTAGATTATCTGCCGCTGCACGAAGGCGGGCCGATGGGCATTTACTGCGCCACTCGTCCACCTTGCAATGAGCCTGTTTCTACAACTACTCTTTTAGTTGTGTCACTATTAGGTAGTGCGGCTGCTGGTGCTGTATCGTACGCATCAGCCCAAACCGCAGCCAAACAAGCAGAGCTTAACGCAAAGGCTCAAGCTGATGCCATCGGCCAAGAGCGATCAAGGCAAGCGCTCGAAGCAGGCGAAAACCAGCGGCGCGCAGTGGTCGAGCAACGTCGCGTGCGCGCTCAACAGCTGGCATCCATGTCGTCGTCTGGCGCAATGCTAGGCACGGGAACAAGCCTTGCTATTGAAGCCGATACGTGGGCAAAGCAGCAGACAGAGTTGGCCGATCAGCAGCGCATGGCCGACCTATCACAGCGCAACCTCGGCTTTCAGCAGTCTAATACGTTAGCAATGGGCGCGCAGCAGTCCGCGCAAATTCGATCAGATGCAGTTGGCGCAGCCATTTCAGGGTTAGGGCAGGCGGTAGGAAGCGCAGCTTCAGCGTTCTCGACACGTCCGCAGGCCGCATCTGGCGGATCAACAGTGCCAGCAGGTTATAAACCAAAGAGCGTTTCTCAGCGTCCAGCAGGATACTAACATGGCACGAATCCCAATCCTCCAATCTCCAGGCCAGCTCAACACTGGCAACCAAACGCAGCAGACCGCAAACCTGCCAGCCGTAACGAATGCCAGTCTAGGCAAGTCGCTGGGCAATGTCGGGCAGGTGGCAATGGACATCGCGGAGAAGTCAAAGCGTGCAAACGACGTGACGAATCTCACGAATGCCAGCATGACGATGAACAAGGAGCAAATGAAGTTTGCTACATTCCAGCAGTCGCCAGAGGGCCAGGATGAAAAGCAGTGGCTTCCCAAGTGGCAGGAAATGCAGACGGATTTAGAGCAGCAATTCAATGCGCTTGAACTAACTCCTGAGGCTCGGTTGCAGCTTAACAATCGGTTTTCTGATTGGAGCATGCGCGGGACGATTGGCGTGCAGTCGGAAGCATATAAGCAGACTGGGAAAAACGCTGGCCTTGCGGTTCAGAACGCACTCACCGTTGCGCAACAGACTGGCAACTTTTCAATTGCTCGGCAAGCAGTGGACGACTACAATCAAGCGATTCCCTCGTCGCCAGAGGAGCAGGAAGCAATGCGATTGCAAGTTGCCAGCTCTGAAAAGAAGTTTCAAGCTGAAGGTTTTCAATCTCAAATCAGAATGGCGCGTGAGCGATACGACGGCGTAGGCATGGCTGATGCTGTTATTTCTGCCGAGAAGCAGGGTGTCATTACGCCGCAAGAAGCAAAGGAGTATTCAATCGAATCGCTAAGAATTGAAGCGATGGGTACCGTTCGCCAGATTGCCGACGTTGATCCCGTTATTGCTAAGGCCAAGATTAAATTGGGCGCTTTTCCCGAACTTACGCCAGACGATAAGGTGAAGGTGGAGAACTACGCGGAAAGCGTTCACCGTGATTTCCAGCAACGCGAAGTATCAGGCTTTGCTGATTTTGTCGTCAATGGCGGCAATCCAAAAGACTTCAAGTTTCAGTGGAATTTATCAGATGCCAAGCAAGTCGAATTGCGCGAAGCAGCAAGCGTTCCTGCGCCATTCACGGAAGCGCAGGCGGCATCCAAGCGTTTAGAGTTGGAATCTCGCATCGGCAAATATGACATGGATAAAGACCCTGACCGATTAGAGATGCTTCGCATTTCCGCCGATCTTGACGCTTACAAACAAGCTGTTCCTTACATGGCATCCGATCTCGCGATGGCTTGGGGTGCAAAAAAAGGCGGAGAGAAGGGCAATATTGCAAGCATGGAAATTGCTGACAATGACGATTACATTGCCAAACTTTACAAACCTAAGATGGATGCGCTGCTTGAAAGAAATGGCGCAATCAAGATCGGGAAAGAGGCGGAGTTTCGCAAGTTACAATCAGAAGCTACTGAAAAGAAAAAGCTCTTTCGTGCTCAAATTGGAACTGATCCAACGCCAGAAAAGGCGCGCAAAGCTTCACAGAATGTTCTAACGATGCCCATAGCTGACGAAGTGGCAAACTACTTTGACATGTTTAATATTGAACCGTCTCCATTACTTCCGCCAATTAACCAGACACGCCAAGAATTGAAACCATGACACCCGAAGAAATCTCACAAGAACGCAGCAAGCGTTTACGATCTGCGTTTTTAGATCAAGAGTTTGGGGGCGCTAAGGCGTTGCTAGATGATAATACATTTGGCGGAGCGGTTGAGGATAAGGAGGCGTTTCTCACGTCTTCCGCTGTTGCTGGATGGGCTGGCGTTGCTTTGAATCGTCACGTCAATCCTGCGTCACCAGAATGGCAAGGCATTAAGGATGGCATAGCTCGTGGCTACTTTAAGAATCAAGCGGCATCGAATGTTTCAGATAACGACATGTTTGGAATGATTGCCGCCGATTATCAGGCGCAAGACAAAATTGCAAACGCATCCCGAATTGCTGCCGCTCGCGGTGAATCGTGGCTCGGCAAGTTTCGCGAAGTGGAGACGGCAAATGCAGGCTCTATGCTTCCAGGCAGAATGACTAACTATCTCGGCCTTGCGCGCGCTGCTCACGACGAAATGGCCGCAAAGGTTGCGCCGTATCGCAATACAATTAAAACCGTGACGGACATGGCGCGCAATATCGACACCGCGCCAGATGGCATGAACTGGGGCGCGATGGCTAGCGAGTTAATCAAGGTGCCAAAAGAGGATCGCCCCTATGTTCTTGAGGCAATTTCAAATCAAGCGGCTGGCAGTGATTTTGCTGCCGCATCGTCAGTTCAAAGGTTAGCAAAAGAGTTTGATCGTTTTTTGGGCAGTTATTTAGATTCAGCGGCAAGCTCGGTTCTTGGTGTAGCCATGTCTGACATTGAGGCATCGGCAAAGAACAATCTATTTCTTACAGATGCTCAAAGCGGCGAAGTTTTGGCGGCATCTTCAGCAGTTGGCGATTACATGGATTTGCGCGATGATGTCCGTGAAATTTCGATTGGAAATCTTGCAAAGCTAAAGGCCGTTGAGTTTGCTGGAATGAATATTAGCGGAGCCGTTCAAAACATCCCAATGACAATCGGATCGTTTATTCCCTATGTGGGCGCGGCTGTTACGCTTGGCAGCTTTCAGCGTTCAACTTACAACGAGATTCGTCGGAGTAATCCAACGATGTCACGCGATGCCGCGAACACTATTGCTACTATCTCTGCACCAATTCAGGCAATTACAGAAATTGCATCTGATCGCTTCCTATTTGGCAGGCTTCCAAATCTAAAACGTGCGTTTACTCAGCCAATCTTTAGCGCAACGGGCGCGCTTTCTATGTTTACGACACGGGCGGCAATCGGCACGGCAACGGAAGTCGGCGAAGAGTTCGCGCAAGGCATCACTCCGATGGCAGTTCAAAGCATTGCAAGTGCGTTAAACAGCGACATTCCAGGCTCTGACTGGGACGGCTTCCTTGGTGAGTTTGCGCAGAATATGCCAGAATTGATTTCAACCATCCTTCCGCTCGCAATTGTGGGCGCTGGGACTGGTCAGTTGTCAGACTTCCGCGCAGGCCGTCAAATGGCACGCTCGACTGACATGCTGATTGCTGCTCAGTATTCGCCTGAATCCGCCGCTAAAATCAGCGAGCTGGCAAACGCTGGTAAATGGAGCGAGGCGGAGGATGCGATGCGCGGCGATTGGGCAAAGATTAACGCTAAGGGTGATAATGTGGCGCAGGTCAAAGCAACGGCAGAGCAGAGGATGCAAGCGGCTGAACGTCTGAGGGGACTGCAAAAAGAGCAAGTGAGCGCCGAGGGATTGCAAACAACCTCGCCAGAATATACCGCAAGCGTCACGCGCACGCCTACGGGCTGGCAGGTGACGACCGGCGAAGGAACGATCATTCCCGTGGAATCTGCCGAAGCCGCTCGCCGTATTGCGGTTGATCTTCGCCAAGTCGGAAGCCAAGAGGAAGCCGATACGCTGGTGAGCGTGATTGATGGCTATTACGAGCAGGGCAAGCAGGCCGAAACCGTGCTTACGGGCGAGACTGTTCAAGCGTCTAATATTGAAGCGGTTGGAGTTGTGGCTACTCGTCGCGATGCTGGCGGCGCTATCCTCTCCCAACGTCAGCTTGGCCCTCAAGCTCTCGAAACCGTCCGCGCAGAGGCGGAAGTCGCTGGCATTAAGACAGGCACGCAGGGCGTCTTTGCTCACATCAACGGCTCCAATGAGGTCTTTCCGATGCGCGTGGCTGATGGCGCAAAGGAGATTGTCCGCCAGATGAATCTCTACAAGTCGCAGTCTGAAGGCCAGCCGCAGGTCATCACTTTCCTGCATGAGAGCTTTGAATCGACTTGGAGGCTCGGCATGACAAACGGCACGTTCTCAGATCAGGAGACACGCAGGGCGATGGGCGCATTGCTGCCAGCATTTGAAGGCGTGACGGCACTGAACGCCGAAGAGGCGCAATTCATCGCCAATCTGCGCACGCTAGCGAACGGTCAAGGCAATGAAACCATGCTGCGCGAAACCGTGTCTGAGATGGTCATTCGTGACGTGCTTGGACGTGATCGACAAGGCCGCGCCACAGGCATGAAGCCAGGCTCAATCTCTCGCGCCATCGAAGCATCTGTCATGGGCGCTAATACCCAAGAAGAGGCCAGCGCACTGAAAAGCATTCTGGCTGCAATCAAGGCGTTTACCGCCTACCTTAAGGGCGTATTTGGCACGGTGGACGCTATCACCAAAGCTCGCGACGAGGGCAAGCTCGGTGAGGAATACGACACTTTTATCAATAAAGTCCTCGGCATTGACGAGGTAAAGCAAATGGAGTCGCAAGCTATTGATGAGGGCAGGGCAATGCTTGGCATCGACGAGGAAACGCAGGCGGTGATTGATGCTGGGAATATGGCGTTTAGCACAAGCCGCGCACAACCTGCTGACACATCCAACGTCACCGAGATGCCAGACGGGGCGCAACTCGTTGGCCCGACTACGTTCTCCATTGAAGTCTACCACGGCACGCCGCATGAAATAGATCGCTTTCGCATGGCAAATATTGGCACAGGTGAAGGCGCGCAAGCTTTTGGCTGGGGTCTTTACTTTGCAAAGAGCTTTAAGGTTGCTGATGATTACAGAGGCAAATTACAGAAAGAGTTTCGCATAGGGTTTAACGGCAAAACTCTAACAGAGCTTTATCCGAACAACGATGAAGCAGCGAGGCTTCAGTTAAGGCTTGAATCTGTAGCGGGTAATACACAATACGGATCGCAGGGAGACAGCGTTAGGAAAGCATTTCTTGGCGCTACTTATGGCGACATGATGTCCAAGGATCCTCCTACTCCTAGTGTATTATTTGCCAGACAAGTAGAAAAAGATTACGGCAATTTTATTAAAACAGAAACGGGCGGCAATCTCTACACCGTCGAGCTACTGCCAGACGAGGATGAGTTCCTTGATTGGGACAAGCCGCTTTCAGAGCAGAACGAGAAGGTTAGAGACGCTGCCTCGGAATTAATGGCTACGCTTGCGACAACGACACGCGAGAAACTTTTAGCGCTTGAGGAAAGGCAGCGAAGAGAAGCCGTGAGGCTTGGCTTCAATCGCTCGCCTATTAACATGGATGCAGCGATAGAAATGCAGTTGGAGGAAGCTAATGGAAGTGGCGCTGGCTTTTACAAACTGGTTAAAGGATTGCAAGGCAAGGCCACGCCGGAAGAAATCGCAAAAGCAGCATCTGAACATTTAGCATCCATCGGTATCCCTGGCATCCGTTACCTCGATGGCGGCAGTCGCGCAGCAGGTGATGGCACGAGCAACTATGTCATCTTCGACGAGAACCTTGTGAAGATTCTTGAGAAGAATGGGCAGAAGGTGGATTCAGTCCCGACCTTCTCCATCTCGCCCGCGCAAGACGCTGAGTATCTCGCTGCTGCTAAGGCTGGTGATACTGAGACGGCTCAGAGGTTGGTTGATCAATTGGCAATGAGTGCTGGTTATAACTCTCCAAAGCTTTATCACGGAACTGGTGCAGAGTTTTCTATCTTTGATAAAAAAAGAGGAGGTTCTAGCACAGACGCCAAGAGCGCAAAGATTGCTTTTTTCTTTACGGATGACGAAGCGACCGCAAAGGCTTATGCAGTTTATGCAGCAGAAGAAGGCCCAGTAAAAGATGCGCTTAAAAAAGCTGAATTGGCTGAAAAGCGTGGCGATTGGGACGGTTATGATGCTGCTATACAAGAGGCTGAAAGCTTAGACAATTATGAATCTGCTCTTAAACGCCGTGAATCTGCTAAAGTAGTTTCCACTTATCTAAAGGGTGACTTTTTAGAGTTTGATGCTAAAGGCAAAACTCCACAAGAATTGAGTGATGGAGATACTGATAAGGGTATCACAAATCAGCTTCTCAAAGCTCAACGTGCTGGAAAAACTGGCGTTTTGTTCAAGAATTTAGATGATGCCGTTAATCTAAATAATCGGCCATCAAATCATTATGCTGTCTTTAAGCCAGACCAAATCAAATCCGCCGACCCAATAACCTATGACGATGCAGGCAACATCATCCCGCTATCTCAACGGTTTAACGAGGCAACGCCTGACATTCGGTTTAGCATCTCACGCGTCTCAGAAGAAGAGCGCATCACGCCAGAAAATAAGGTTGCTCCATCCATCAACGGAAAGCCTGCCGCTGACATTTTTGCAGAAGTTAAAAAACGCCATGGTATCACGCGCTCAATTTATGAGGCTGGCTACGTTTTGCCAGATGGAACGATGCTTGATTTTACGGGGCGCGCTGATGTTGGAGATTTTAAACAAGGGCCAGACTTGGTTTTTAGGGTTGTCAGTGGGCGCGATTGGATGAAGGATCAACGAGGCGTTGATCATCGCGAAATTGAATGGCAGGATATGCCTGATTACCAAGAGAATTGGGAACGCATGGTCGGTTTTCTTCGCCTTGGTGCTGTTCGTGTTGATGCTAGAAGCGGCATGATTTCAATGCACAGTCGAGCTAAAATTACGGCGGCTCAAGCGTCTGTGCTTAAATCTATTGTTGTGGCTGCTGACGGTGCTTATATTGACCTTGAGGACGATGCTAGAAACCGTTCATCAATGCAGTTAAATGGCGGCAAATGGGGCAAAGTAAACGGATTGCTGACACGTTGGGCAAATGGCGAAACGCCAGAATTTGCAGGTCAATCCTTCAGTATCTCACCCGTCCGCAACCTAAACGAACTCAGCGACCAAGTAGAGAAGCAGTTTGCAGAGAACCCAGTCGGCGCGCTTAAGGTCAAATCTCGCGTAATTCGCCAGTTTGCCAAGCTTGCTGACAAGTGGAGTAACGAGCGCTGGACACCGCAAGGCAATAAGATCAGGCCGATTAGCGAGAAGCGCACGGTGAAGTCATTGGACAAGGAGCAGGCTATGCGGCAGGCGCAACGCGAGGTTGAGCTTACCCATGAGGGTATGGATAAGCTCACGACTGAAACGCTGCTGGCGTATTCTGAAGGCGTTGGCACGCTTCAGGATGACCCGTTGATTGCAAGGATGCTCAACGACAACGGGAAGCTCATGTCGAAGGCTACGGCTGAACGTGAAGGGCGCGGCATTAAAGATCAGTATGACGATGCTGGATGGTTGCCTCCTCAGTTTTACGCAAGGGCTGGTGGCATTATGCCTGACGTGATGGCAAACAATCTCGGCTTTGATTACGCCTCCGAAATGTGGGCGGCTTTGGAGTCATCCATTAAATCCCATCGCACGGCAAAGGCTGGCTATGCTAAGGCTGAAGATGCGGTCAAGGCTGTTGAAAGAGCAGCGTTTGAGCAAGCTCGTAAAGAAGCGCAAGCATGGCGCAACGAGACAGACGCAATGCAGAAAGAAGACTGGTCGCCGCGCGAATCGCTGGTGCGCGATCTCATTACCCTGGAAGCTATCATTGCCATGTTCCCGCAGGAGATCCGTGGAAAGATCGGCGGATTTGTTGCGCTGGCTCGCAAGGCATCGGAGTCGGCACGGTTGAAGGTGCTGCAGAAGCAGCTTGAGCGCGGCCAGGTGTTGCTGGAGAAGCATCTCAAGGATCAGTATGGCGAGGCTACCGACAAGCTTCTAAAGCGCTTCAAATCGCAGAAGGACGCAAGCGGGCGCATCACTGGAAAGATCATCTCCACAGCTACGGAGCAGGTCGATTACGCTGCCGAGTTCATTAAGCTGGGCATCGAAGAGCAATCCGACAGGCAGGCCGCGCTTGAGAAGAAGGCTGAGGAATCAGAAGACGCCAACGAGGTGCAGGATGCGCTAACGAAACTTGGCATCGCTCGCTTGTTTGACATGTATAGCGACAAAGACTCAGCTTCCCGCGAGTCTGCTTTTAACTGGCTTAATGACACCATCGAAGCTGGCAAGCTCGGCAAGAAGATCATTGACGAAGCGCGCAAAGAAATGCTTACCGAGATGCGTCAATCGGCGCAATCGTCTATCCTTGCCGGTGACGAGTTGAATCCTGACGTTGCCGACAACATCACGAACTTGAACAAGGGCGTCTTTAAGCGTGCGCTGCTTAATCTGCGCGGAATGTTGAGCGAGGCGCTATGGACTACAATCCAGCGGCTTGAACTGATCTTTGGCGAAGACTCTAAGATTCTGAATTACTTTGCGGAAAAGATTATCAATGCGGCCAACCTTTCGACTGACATTAAGCGGCTGGTTGAAGCTCAGAAAAAGGATGCGCTTTCGATCATCTTTAACTCTGACAGCAAATTTGCTCACGCTCGCGGTATTGCTGAATTGCAAAAGGTTAAGCAGTCTGGAATCTCCACGCGCCGAGTGAAAAAAGAGGAGGTGAAGCTCGATATTGAGACGCTGACAAAGCTCAATGACGGCACTATGAGCGCGGAGACGGCAGGGCTTGAGCAATACGAAGTAGATGCAGCGCTTGAAGAGTTTGCCGCAAACGCACGCAAGAGCACGGTGACTATTGAAAAGGTGGTCAACGCAGGCACGCCGGTTGAACGCACAATGAGCGAGACGCAAGGTATTCAATGGTGGCTCTGGTCGATGCAGGATGCTAGCCGTAAACAAATGGAGCGCGACGGTTGGGATGCCGATAGCTTCAAACAGCTTGAAGAATTCCTATCGCCAGAGGCTAAGGCTTTGGGCCGCTGGATTTCTGGCAGCTATCAAGATGCGGCTGGCATGATTGATCCAATTTACCGCAAGCTCTTTAACGCACCACTCCCACGCATTAAGAACTATTCGCCAATCCATCGGCGCAATATGAGCACGGGCGGAGACATTATGGATATTGATGGCTCTGACATGAACAGTGGACTTGCTGCTGGCTTTGTAAAGGCTCGCGTCAACACGACGGCTTCACTTGTTGAGATGGACGCGCTAGCCGTGTTCCTGGCGCATTGGGAAAATGTATCGCACTGGGTTTCGCACGCTGAACTCATGCGCGACATGAAGGCTATCTTGCTGGACAAGGACACCGCAGTTGCTATTCGCCAAAAGAAAAGTGAGGGCTATCTGCAAAGGCTAAAAGATGACGTCAAAACAATTGAGAAAAACGGCACGAACTCAGCCAGCGAGCTTGTAAACATCTCGCGAGTCTGGCGCTGGTTCATGCAATACCGCTCATACAAAGGCTTGGCCTTCCGCCTTTCGCCTATCATTAAGCAGACACCGGCGCTGTTAAATCCGCTGATTGCTGACGTGCCTGCTCATAACTACATGATGGGCATGGCTCGCGCATTTATAGAGCCGCAGTCGTTTGCCAAGGAAGTCTCGGCAATGTGGTCATCTGACATCATTAGACGCCGCATTGAAGCAGGATTCTCGGCTGAATCTCGCGTGGCAATGCAGGGCGCAGGCATGACAGGCTCGCAAGCCATCGTTGCCATGCAAGCGGGCATGATGCCGATGAGTATGGTTGACGGCGGATGGACGGCGTTAGGTGCTGCCATTTCGTTTGACTACTACCGTCGTGGATACATGCGCGACAATTCGCAAATGACGCCAGAGATCGCTGATGCCAAAGCCATTGCACGAGTAGAGAAAATGATCGCTACCTCAGCGCAACCTTCCGACGTTTACGCTCGGTCGCTCAGTGAACGGTCTGGCAATCCGTTTATGAAGTCGATGTCGATGTTTGTCTCTGACCAACGGAAGGCGCTGGCAATTGAGCTGATGGCAATTCGCAGGCTGGCAACGGGCAAATCGAAGAACAAGACGCTGGATATTCAGCGGGCATTTGTGGCTCATTTTGTGCAAGCTGGCGTGTCGCAGGTGATGGCGGTCGTAATAGCCTCGCTGCTTGGTGACGATGAAGATCGTGATCGCGAACTCAGTCGTGAACAGTGGACGCTTGCGCTTGCTCTCGGCCCCATCAATGGACTGTTTGTGTTTGGCCGACTAGCTGACAAGATAGGCCGTGGATTGCTTGGCCTTCGCGTGTTTCCAGCCGATGACCTTGCAAGTAAAGTTGCAAATGACCTGCTTAAAGGCGGCAAGAACATGGATGAGCTTTTCAATCCAGACGATGCCGACGATTTCATGGATGCGCTCGATTCATCTTCTACGGCTTTAGGCGCTGGCATGTCTGCCGCCATTGGCCCTGCTGGTGGCGCTGTCGATGTCGGCGCTAACGTGTTGCGCGAAGCTCGCAAAATCCAAAAGCGTCTGAGCGAGTAATCGCCCTATCCACAGCAAAGAAACCCAGCCCTCTCAATAATGAGTTGCAAATCTGATAATTAATACCACCATGTAGCACTTATGGCCGCTTCACAATTTCGATCTGTAACAGCAACCGCTAGCTATGTCGCTCTCGCGGACATTCCCGCAGCTCGCGTTTCCATCCTTAACGGCACATCTGGAACGCTCCTTATTGAGATGGCTGGCGACTCTGGCGCAAGCAAGGAGATCACCATTCCAGTTAGCGGCTCTGTTGGTATCAGCGTCGTGGCTAACGCTAAAGAAATCAGCATCAAAAGCGCAACAGGAACCACGGGCGTGTCCATCGTGATTGACAACTAATATGAGCAACTCATTCACTTCAGTCTTTGGCCCTGCTGGTGGCGGAACAGACGCGACAAAGCTCCCGCTCGCTGGCGGCACTCTCACGGGTGCACTTGCTTTTTCAGCCTCGGCCCCTCAAACATTTTTAACTACGGTTAATAATTTCTCAAAAATTAACACAGGCATTTATCCCTCGCTCGTTCTTGCAGACAATGTTGGCGATTACCTGCACTTAGGACTTTCTAATACAGGAATACAAATGCGCTCTGGATATTTCTTGAGTTGGTCAAGTAGTGCAACTGCTGCTGGTAGCACCGCTGATCTTATGCTTTACCGTGCTGCTGCTGCATCTCTCCAGCTTGGCGCTAACCATGCCACGACAGCGACAAATCAAACAATTAAAGCGCACGATGTCACTACTGGAACAGGCGCAGATTTGATCCTCAAAGGCGGCACTGGGAGCGTTGCGAGTGGTAAAGTAACAATGCCTGGCGATTGCATTATTACTGGCACTCTTTTAGCCTACAGCAATTCAGTTTATTGCGGAGGATTTGGATTAGCTATTAATTCATCTTCTTCCTTAGCTTTTGGCAGCACAACCAATGCCAGTGGAGCGTGCGATGCTTTTCTTTCTAGATCAGCCGCAGCATCTCTTCAGATTGGAGCTTCCGCAGCTTCTGGATGGATAAGCCAAACACTTGCAGCAGGTGGTGGTCGTGTTGGAACGGACACAAATAACAGTCCAACCAATACACTCACGATTGCAGGATCAAGAAGCACTGGAACAGGCACTGGAGGTGATCTTCGACTTGGGGTTTACGGAACCAACGGCACAAGCGGAACAGCTATTGGAACGCTCAACACGGTGCTTACCGTCGTAGCTGCTCGCAAGGTGATCAATATTGCAGGCATCCCAACATCGTCAGCAGGTCTTTCCTCTGGTGACGTTTACAGCAACGCAGGAATTTTAACTATTGTCGCTTAATACCATGAATATCCCATTAACACTAGACTCTGAATATCAAAATGCACTTGATGGAATGCTGGCTCGTTACAACGAATCAACAAAGCAGAACCATACCGAATCTGAATACCTTGCTGTTATTCTGAACGGTATAATTAACAGTGAAGTAAAAGCACTATTCGACGCAGAGGTTGCTCGCATAGGAACTGCTGCCGCTTCTTTGACCTACGCTGAACGCCAGGCACTCATCGCACAAATCGAAGCGCAACTGCCATGAATCCATCCGACATCCGCTCTGAAATCTTGAAGCTCTGTGAAGCCTTTGGAGCTGCTGCTCAGACTGGCAATATGATCGTCATCGAAGCCACTGGCGAAGTCGTGAAGGCGAAAGTGCTAGAACTTATCCCTGACGATAACTCTGTTTGCGAATCTAACTAAATGAACGACAACCACTTTACTCCATTCGTCGGTAGCATCCTAGCTATTCTAAGTTCACTAGCGACTCACGCTGACATGGAGATGTGGTTGAAACTTTCATCTCTAGCAGTCGGAACTCTTGCAGGTGTCCTTGGCTGTATCTCCGCAATCCGTAATCTACGCAAATGAAAACCTACCTACTCAAGAACTGGAAAACGACTCTCGCTGGTGTTGTTAGCATTGCTGCTATCATCACGGCTACTTGGCTACCACAATACGCTGACGAACTGGCAACGGTTGTTGGTTTGTTAGTTAGCCTTGGACTAGTGGCTGCTAAAGACGGTGACAAGACAGGTGTATGATCGGAATCGTTGAACTCATCAAGCTAGCCTTGAGAGTTTGGCTAGCGGTGAACGCATCAAAACCTTTCCAACGACTGCATGAAATTGATCGTGAAATGCTCCATCTGTCTATTGGCGCTACTGAGTCTAATCTCCTGCAAATCGAAGCTCTCGACAAAGAGCGCAGAGTCCTCACTAAACTCATCAGCACTTTACACGCCGACCTCGATGACAAGCGTTGAAGGCACAGAGTATCAGTTTCTTGAAGGACGTTGGAAAGCCACAGGCGAGAAACTTTATTCACAGGCAGCATTTACCCGCGCTCTAACCATTGGCAGGGCACAGTGATTCTACCCATGCCGAAGCCGCCGACCATAACAGAGCGCAAACTTGGCAAACATGGCGCTCATGGGCTTTGCTGGAGCGATGGCACGATTGAGATCGACTCACGGCTGAAGGGAAAGAAACGCCTTGAGGTTGTCTGCCATGAAATTCTTCATCATCTTGCTCCCGATTGGAGCGAGGCGCAAGTTTTACACGCGGGCCGCATCATGGGCCACGCGCTCTGGAAGCAGGGATACAGAAAAACCGACAGCTAACAAACCACATGACTAAGACAGAAATCGCTAGAGAATTTATCGCACGCTTTCCCGACGTGGAAAACCGCACGCTTGCACGTGTGATGTTCAAGGAAAATCCGAAGGTGTTTCCGTCGCTAGAGAATGCGAGAAACACAGTGCGTCTTGCGCGGGGAGCATCGGGAGCCAAGCAGAAAAAGTATATTGTCGATAAATCGGCATTCAAGCCGCTCGGCTGGCAGAAGAACATTATGCCAAAAACTCAGGCTACCTCACGCAAGCCAGTCGTTCTCGACGGTGCATTGAAGGTGCTGATTCTATCAGACATCCACATTCCGTATCACGATGAGGTTGCCGTTGCTGCCGCCATCGCACACGGCAAAAAGAAGAAGCCGGATGTGGTTATTCTGAATGGCGACATCGGCGATTTCTATGGAGTAAGCCGTCACGATAAAGACCCGCGCCGCTCGCTATCCGACGAGTTAGACGCGATCCGCCAGTTCCTTTTCCACCTTCGCGCTCAGTTTCCGAAGGCTCGAATCCTCTACAAGATCGGCAACCATGAGGCACGCATGGAAATGTTTTTGGTTAAGAATGCGCCAGTGCTTCTTGGCGTGTCTGACTTTGAGCTTCCCGTGTTGCTCAAGTTCGATGAGCTACAGATTGAGCTTGTCCCATCTCTGACGCTCATTCGGTTAGGCAACCTGCCAATCTACCACGGACACGAACTGCCACAGGGCATGTCGTCACCCGTCAATCCTGCGCGTGGCATTTGGATGCGTGTGCAAGAGTCGTTGATTTGCGGGCACTGGCACCGCACTAGCGAGCACACCGAAAGCACAGGGCTTAACAAAAAGCTCTCGTCATGCTGGAGCACTGGTTGCCTTTGCGACCTCTCGCCTGATTACGCCATCGTTAATCGCTGGAATCATGGATTCGTTTGGGTGGAAACTCAAGCCGATGGCAACTACGAGGTCACGAATCACAAAATCATTAACGGGAGGGTTTACTAATGCGCTCGATCTACATTGCTGGCCCGATGACGGGCTATCCAGAGTTCAACTTTCCAGCCTTTGACGCTGCGCGCGACTACCTGGAACGCGACTGGAATGTGATTAGCCCCGCCGACATGGATCGTGATCTTGGTTTTGATCCTGATGACGGCATCGTCACGCCGGAGTTTTTACGCGATGCAATGCGTCGTGACATTGACGCAGTGATGCACGTTGACGCGCTCTACGCGCTGGCAGGATGGGAGCAAAGCAAAGGCGCATCGGCAGAGGTCGCGCTTGCCGAATGGCGCGGGATTCCTGTGCATTTTGAGGAGGTGCCAAGCGGCACGCCTGCGCTTGTTCCGCCAACGCCGGACCGCAGTCTTGAGGAGTTGGCACAATGGGGCGGGGCAATCGGCCAAGCATGCCGCGACCTGCTCAATCGCGAGCCAGCATCAACAGTCGCTCCAATCGGCACCGATCCGAAGGGCGAGATTGGCAAGACTAAAGCGCCGATGTGGCTGCTGCCTCCCGTTGCTCTCCGCGCAGTCGCTTGGGTGCATGGACTCGGTAACAAGAAGTATGGACCTTGGAACTGGCGCAAGACTCGCGTGTGTGCCTCGACTTACATCTCTGCAATCCATCGCCACTTAGCCGCTTGGCATGAGCGGGAAGACACCGACAAGGAAAGCGGGCAGTCGCATCTCGCCCACATCGGCGCGTGTGTGAATATTCTCATGGACGCGCAACACCACAACAAGCTGGACGACGACCGACCATGATGACTTTTTTCGGCATTGTATTCGCATTCCTTGCAGTCGGTGCGCTCGGCGTTATTGCGCTATTTATAAGCTGCGACAGGGCGGCGGAACGTGAACAGGAGCAAAATCAAAATGACAATCACTGATAAACATTTCCTCAACCGCGCAAACTACGAGCTGATTCCTGGCGGTGCTCCAATGCCGGTGCGTCGGTTTCTCGTCATCCATTTCACATCTGGCGCGACAGCAATCAGCAGCATCAATTTTTGGCGCTCACTTGAGGCAAATGGTGCGAGCGCTCACATCGTCATTGATCGAGACGGCAAGGTGTATCAATGCCGTGCGTTTAACCGAACGTGTGGTCACGCAGGCAAGAGCAAGTGGAAAGGCTTTGATGGTCTAAACGCCTGCTCTATTGGCATCGAGCTGGCTAATGCCGGTGACAATGCAGCGCTGGCAAAACGGTGGAGCAAGCTACCATTGGTCAAGGCCGCGCACAAAAACGGTGGGCCGGTGCAAAAGTGGGAAGCATACCCACCGGCGCAAATCGCAGCGTTGGAAGAGGTGGCAAAGGCGCTTGTAGCTCACTACAAGCTCGATGACATCATCGGTCATGAAGACTGCGCGCCTAACCGAAAGAATGATCCAGGGCCAGCTTTTCCAATGGTTAAACTGCGCGAGGCTTGTGGCTTTAAGGGCGCTGTATAACAGTAAGGATGAGGGACGGCGAACGCTCGACCTCGAAAACACCAACAAAACGCTATGAGCCGTTCCTCTCCAGCCGCTGGTTCTGTGTATCCGGCCCAAGACTCCGAAAGCCTCGGGGAGCACTACATCCGCCACGTCTGCGCGATGACATCTGAATCACTGCACGCTAAGAGTGACATCGCCCGACAACTGGCGGCGAGAGATAAAATGCTCGCTGTCCTGTGGGCAGAATATGAGGACCGCAAAGCTCAATGGGGCAGCGATTACTTATGGTCGAAGCACGAGGATGCTGATGCCATCGCAGAAGTGAAGTCGTTCATCACGCAAACACAGAACAGTAAGCTAGTTGCCAATTGTTTGCATTTATGATTATTTTGCACAAAATGCGCAGAATGTGTTTGACGATGGTCAGGACGTGTGGTTCTATCCTGGGTAGTCGAAACCAAACACAACACGAATATGAAATACCGCATCTACGATACCTTTAACCGTCGCAGTGTGAGCAATCATCGCTCACTCAAGGCAGCAGTTATTGCACAAGACAAGTTTTCCAACCAAGTCCGCAAGTATAACGGGCCGAATAGCTACATTCCAACCATCATCGAATACACTGATGACGAGGGCGAGTGGCTTAAGCTACCTACCAACGAGGTCCAAGACGCACAGCAACAATATTTGAACAATTAACATGAAGACACGCATCACCATTGATTTAAGCTCGCACCCAGAAGTGTATGAGCGCATTCAGAAAACCGCTGCTTTCCAGAGTCGCAGCATGGCAGGACAGCTCCTGCACGAAGCGCTGCCAGCCCTTCTTAACCAACCATCAGAGCGCATGGCCGCGCTGCTTAAGCACAAAGCTCCAAAGAAAGGAGCTGCAAAATGAGCATGGAAAATATCTTGTGCCTTCTTTGCGGCTCGCTATTTGCGACCGCCGCTTTTACCTGCTTCATTTGGCGGCAGGGCATTATTGAGGATCGCCTCATTCATCACATTCGCCGATCGGCCTACAACAAGGGCTGGCAGGATTGTCAGGATAAGAAATTTGAAACAGAATAACACACACAACATTATGAAAATCAACGGAACCAATATCAACGACCTGCCAGAGCAACTGCTGGCTATGGCTAACGCAATCGCCGCGCTTATTGACGTGACGGATTTGGGAGGCAACACACCAGAGATTAGCTATGGCAGCAGTCTTGACGCAATGCGCGGCGTTCCAGGCGTGTTTTTCGAGCACAAGAAAGGCAACGTGCTTGGCATCTTTGCTGGCGGCACAGACATCACTGAAATCGTCACAGGATCGGCGTGGAACGAATGCGAAGATCAGGCGCAGGAACTCTACATCGACGCTCAGTATGAGCACAAAACGACAGCGGCTCAGAACCGCGCAGACATCAAGGCAGGGAAGTAAACACAACAACACACACACAACGAAAATGAGCACACAAATCACCACTACCGAAATTACAGACTCCCAGATTGCGCGCGAAAGTGCAGCTTTTGAAATGCTACAGCGCCAAGCCAAGATGTTTGCATCTAGCTCGCTCGTTCCCAAAGAGTTTCAGGGCAACATTGCCAACTGTGCCATCGGCATCAACATCGCCAAACGACTCGGCGCGGACCCGTTCATGGTCTTGCAAAACATCGACATTATCCACGGGCGACCATCATTTCGCGCCACGTTCCTGATTGCGATGGTCAATGCAGCCGGACGCTTTGAGCCGCTGCAATTCGCCATGAGCGGAGATGAGGGCAAGCCTAACCGCGCATGTATCGCATGGACTAAAAGCAAGCCAGACGGCACCACGCTGGAAGGTCCAAAGATCACGCTAGAAATGGCGAAAGCCGAGGGCTGGAGCACTAAGGCAGGCAGCAAGTGGATCACGATGCCTGAGCTGATGCTTAGATACCGCGCTGCTGCGTTCTTTGCCCGTCTCTACGCGCCAGACATCACGTTGGGTATGATGACAGCGGAAGAGGCACAAGACCTGCCAATGCGCGACGTAACGCCATCCGCCAGCGCATCAAAACTTTTCCAATCTCCGCAGCCATCTGCGTTGAATGGAGCCTCGCCACAAGCTGAGCTTTCGCAGCAAGTGGTAATTCAAAATGAGGCTCCATCATTATTTCAAGAGGCGGAAGTCTCCGCGCTAGATGCCGTGAAGACATGGCTAACCGCAAGCAAGACGAAGTGGACGGCGATCAACGGCGCGCTACTAGACAACGGCGTTCTTGATGATGCGCGAAACAATCCCGACGATTGCACGGAGATTGAGCTTCGCACTGTCCTAACCATGAAGACGCAACTCGAAGCCATGAAGCCTACCGACAAGGTGAGATACCACGCCGACAACGCGGGCGGAGCGCACGCCTGCGTCAGCGACGGCGCGAACCACTAAAGACTATGGACAACACGACAAACTCAGAGCAACCAGAGGCCCGCCGTTCGCTGCACGCAGATGTTAGCCGACGGTTGGAGATTCGAGAGCAAGCACTGCGGGACATCAAGGCTGTGCATACGCGATGGTATCACCACGGAGCAATCACGGCGGAAGATGCCGCCCGCGAGATGGAAGAAATAGCCGTATCCGTCTGGCAACGCGAGTCGGCTAACGTCAAAAATCAGACACCGCCGCCGATGGCGTAATTCAACTCGCAGACTGCCTTCGGCGGTTGCCTGCATTTTTATTGTTAGCCTCTTTGAATTATGAATGACCCCCAAGACGACCAACCAAGCGCACTACTGAGAATGGCGATGCGCCTCTACAACAGCGGATACCACGCAGGACACCGTGGCACCGTGGAGACTGGGTATGTGGACATCTTCTCTTGCGACATGGAAAACTACCACGAAGACGAAGCGCGTTAAATCGTGCAAGACTTCCTTGGGAACAACCCCACGGATCAGGACCT